GGCCTCCTTGAACATAATGATGGTCAACGACAAGGAGACGGCGGGCTGCACGGCTAACGCCATTTCCGAACACGTATTGCTGACTGCTGCTCATTGCAACCTTGAGAATGCCCATCTGTATCTCAACCAGATCTCACCGCCTTGGGTACACCCTCTTGAGATCTCGGAGAAATTCTTTGACCACCAAGACCACATGCTTCTGGTTGTCCCCGGTGTATCGTTCAAACACCATGTAATCTACGAACCTTCCGACTATCGTCCTCTGTCGACTACAGATCACTACTATTTCTGGGGAAGTCCCGGCCTGATCATGGACCAATATCGAGAGGGCTATGTGACTGGCGCGGTCATTCCTCCAGCAGAGGGATCAATCGACGTGGGGAGTCCCGTTGTCCTGTTATCCGGACCCGTCGTGGGAGGGGATTCGGGCAGCGCCGTTTTTGCCCAGGACGGGAGACTCGCGGGGATTGTTACTTACGCGATTCATTACGGTTTGTTTGTGGGAATCTATCCTCTGGCCTTCACTCCAGCACAGGTCGAGCAAGCGGAAGGGAAAGGAAATTACGTCTACGTCTCGGATCCGACTCCTCCTCCCGTCACGCGAGTCAACGTCGTACTTCCAAAACAGGAGACTCCGGTTCCCAGTGTGATTTCGTGGGCAGCTTGGATCATGATTTTTTACTTCTCGATCTCCCTTGGAATTTTCGCTCGATTGAAGTCGATCCTCTTTTACACCGTCCGGGTGGTTCGTAGACTCCGAGTATTCTTCTGGACTCGGTGCCTTTCACTTTATCACGGGAGTGTTAAGGTCTTGAAGGACATCTAACTTTCTCTTTTGAATCCCGGGAACCCATCCGAGATTCTTCCAAACGAGGACATCGGAATTAGGGATCATCTTTCCGGGGGGACCTTTCGGAGGCACCATCCAAGTGGAATCGGTTCTAACTCTCTTCTGAATTTCGGAAATTCTAGCGCCGAATCCGGGTGGCTTCGGCTTCCCCCTTTTGGATTTTGACATGTTCTTACGCGCCTCTTCCGAAAACACCCGACCTGCGTTAGGACCTGGAGTTCCTTGCGCTTTCCGCTGTTCATTGAATAACCTAAGAGCAACAATCGCCGCCTTCGGTGGCTTTCTACCGGCAAGTGTTCGTTGAATTTTCTCTTTCGTTTCAACGGGGAGAGGTACTCCTTTTCGGGTGCTGGCAGGTCTTCCCACTTCGACGGGAAGTCTGAGATTGTATCCCTTGCTTCGATCTAGAAGGTTTTCAGAGATCACTCTGTGGTGTTCATGAAGGATGCGTACTTCCGGTGTACAAAATTCTAGGATATCCCACTCGAACTTGTCTCCTCCGTAGAAATTCCAGGAATTTTGGAGATGAGGATTTTCGTGTTGGTTGAGTTCTAGGGCGCGGCGATGGTGAGTGAGGCGACTGTATAAATCTATCGCGCTTCCCACGTATTTTATGCCATTGACAGTATTGATTATGGAGTAGACTCCACACTTGCCATTGAGGAGGATTTTGGAAAATGGTCTCATATATTGAATCAGAAAGTTTAATTAGTCGTCCTCAGGTGCAACTGTGAGAGTATTCTTGGGAATAGATCCAGGACAGACCGGCTGTTTGGCCATGATTCAATTGGTTCCCAGCGTTCTTCCTGTGGGGCCGGAGAGCATAGTTGTTCGCTTTTTTGATCCTCCCCTCTTCCAGGTCAAGAGTGGGAAGAAGATCAAGAATGAATACAACGAGATAGCCATGGCCCGCGCTCTCAAGGAATTTTCCTCAACGGGAACCGAGGTTGTTTGTACCTTAGAGAAGGTTTCCGCCATGCCCGACCAGGGGGTGACTTCAATGTTTAACTTTGGCATGGGGTTTGGCCTGTGGCGTGGGATGTTGTCTGCCTTCGAGATACCGTATTCCCTGGTCCATCCCGCGACTTGGAAGGCGGCTCTAATGAAAGATATGCCCAAGGAGAAAGACGCGGCTAGGATGAGAGCAATCCAGCTGTATCCACAAGCTGCCTCTGAACTTTCTCGAAAGAAGGACATAGGCAGAGCAGACGCTCTGCTGCTGGCCCACTACGGAATTCATTTTGGACTTTTAACAACCCATGCAGGTTTTGTCACCATCTAACGGAGAGCTATGCCCCCCAAGAAGATCGCTAAAGCAAAGTTGGAAGAAGATAAGAAAGCCGTCCATCCTCGCAACATGACCTCCGCGCAGCGTCGCGAAGTTTTCCTGAAAGCCCAGAAAGAAGAGAAGCCTGATTTCCATGTCCTACAGAGTGACGACGTTGAGGAATTGGTTCCCTATGGTTTGATCGTTCTGGACAACGTCCTGGGACTTCGCGGTATCGGACGTCGAGGCCGCGTCAGTCAGATCCACGGTAACGAAGGCGCGGGCAAGTCGACGCTGACTTACCAGATTGCCGCCAATTATCAGAAGTTCACTGGGGAGCCGCTGGCCGATTACGATTTCGAGCGCACCGGCACCGTTCCCTTCATCCAGCGCGTTGGCGTAGATCCCACCTTGTGCCACTTCGAGCAGCCAGACTCCGTTGAAAAGTGTATCAAAGACGTCTGCCGCCGCATGAAGCAGGGCATCCGCTTCATGATCTTTGACTCCATCCCACGCATGAAGAGCAAAGTTCCGATGGACGACATCCTCAAGGACAAGGCGTTCAAAGGATTCGGCGCGAACCACGCTCGCAGCATGGGAATGTTCTTTGATCTCTTGCTGCCGTGGGCCGCAGAGTATGACTGTCACTTCATGATGGTCAACCAGACGCGTGACCGCATCGAAGACTCGATGGAAGCGTCGCAAGCTCAGAAGTATCCCACGTTCACCAACCTGCCGTACACGTTGCCGGGAGGCCGCGTCACCCGCTTCACGCCGTCAGTTATGATCGAGCTGAAGTTGATGAAGGCGTTGCGACCCTATGCTGGGAAGGATGGAGAAGATCCTTGGTTGGTTGAACCTCAGACTCCGGAGACCGAAGGTAAGTTTGTGGTCAACGCGGTTCGCGCTCGCACCCTGAAGAACAAAGTCACGGGCATGGGGTATCGTGAAGGCACCATTTACGTCCGACCGGGCATCGGCATCGACGATTACATGAGTGTGCGCCAGCTAGCTCGCGAATATGGCCTGATCGAATACGTCGGCAGGAAGTACGTCGTGGGGACGGAGAAGGAAATCATCGCCACCTACGAAACCAAAGCTGAGGCCATCGAGCATCTGGTAGCCAATCCGGATCCCGTCGTCTTGGATAAATTGAAGGTGATGGTCGCCAAGATGATTGACTCCGACGAGTCTTCTCGCTTCACTTCTTCGGTTGATTCTGCTGAGAAGACCTACGCGGAAGGTCAGGTCGCGATGGAACCCGGCGACGAAGTAGAGATGCCGAAGAGCAAGGCATTCCAGATCGAAGAGGACTAGCATGTCGTTCAGCGATATCGATCAGCAGGTGTCTTACGCGGGCATTGTGGATCTCTGTGGAGCCACGGACGAAGAACTCGACGCGATGGAAGCCAAGCAGCCTGTGGCTGAATTGATCCAGGTCAAGGTCCTCGGCAAAGGGAGGACTGAAGAGTTCGCCTGCCTGCTGGGATACGTCGCGCCGGAAGGCAAAGAGGTCATATCACGCAAGCCACTCTACCTTCGTCCGGAATGAAGTTTTCCGGAAGCAATTTTCAGTCCTGGCCCGATTTCAGTCTCGAAATCTCAGGACTAACTGTCGTTGTCGGTCCTTCCAACAAGGGCAAGTCCGCTCTCTTTCGCGCTCTCAAAGGTCTCCTCCGAAATGAACTCTCAGCTGCCTATGTGCGAAACGGGCAGAAGCAACCTCTCGAACTCACGGTCAAGATGGGAGATCACGTTGTCACCGCTACGCGGGCGCGGGACGGGTCCAGCCATTATGTGATCGACGGGCAGCGGTTCGCCAAGCTCGCGGGCGCGATTCCTGAAGACATCAAGAAGCTGGGATATGGCGAAGTCAAGATTGGAGAGTTCAGCGTCGATCCCATCTTCGCGACCCAGAACGATCCTCAGTTCCTGCTCGACAAGAAAGCCTACGGTCCCTCCCTGTTGAATGCAGTCCTTGGAGCGTTCGGTGGAACGGAGAAACTCGAAGCGGGGAAGAAAGAAGCCAACCTCCGGATCACTCAGAAGAACGGCGAAGCTAAGACCCACTCGTACGAAATTGCGGAAACCCATCAACGTTGTGAAGTCTTGGAAGGTCTGGTCACCGCAGGAAGTCAGCTCGCTGTCGAGATTCACTCGCTGGAGTCCTCTGCGCGTCATCTAGAGGCACGCAGCTACTGGACCAGTGTAGCCCATCATCACCGCAATCGGCTCGCTCCTATGCTGATAATCCTGAAATTTCTGGAGATTCCAGATATCCAAGAAGTCGAGTGTCTCCAAAGACAAGTGGCTAACCTGGAATCGGCGGGCGCGGCGCGGAGTCGCGTTGAGGTTTTGAAGGGATACGAGCAGTCGTTGTCCCAGATCAATTTTGGCTGGACCGAGATCGTGGGAATGTTCAAGAAAATCAAGGCGTTGTGCGAAACCTCTCCCCTTGTTGAGAGGAAGTCCTCGTCTACGGCAGATGCTGATGCTCGGGAGTTGAACGACATCATAGGCCGCCTAGAGGATGTACAAACTGAAGTAACCCGTCTTCAGGGGAGTATTAGGTACATCGACCAGGTTACCCAGTTACGAAC